TGCTTCTTTTCTCAACTTTGTTCATTTTGCCTATTGATTTTTCTTAGCAGGTTTCCGATTTTTTCAACAAAAAAACGGTCAAGCTTTTTTTCAAAACTTGACCGTCACATTGATATATTCATTTCTTCATCTTCTGTTTGCTCACTATCTTCACTTACGATATGGAAATCGTCCACACCAGGGATAACTCCGAGCGTTCTCCCGTTGTCAAAGATACAATGCAAAGTGCCGATATCATCCATATGTTAGATATTTTTTTGTTGTGTAGGGTTCGACTCCCTTTTTTGTGAAAACCAGTGAAAAGCATCTACGGTTTTACACCTGAAATTTTTACTCTCAAAACGCAAAAAAGCTCGCAAATGCGAGCTTTTCGGGCACAATATCTATTTCATTGCACCAATATGGTGCGGGTGACAGGACTTGAACCTGCTATAATCAGCTTTCAATGCACGATTTTACGCTATTTTATATTTTTTTCGTGTCATGTTTTGTGTCATATATGCTTTGGAAATATTCGTCGATGACCTTATCGACGCGCTGGCGATCATCATCGAAAGTCTGCTGATAAACTGACCTTAGTGTGCTGGTATTACTCCAACCTCCCCGCTCCATTGCGTATATATCGGGAATATTCAGCTTCGCCATAACGCTTGCACTTATGTGCCGCAAGTCATGGAAAGTGATATAGTACCCTGATGACCTTGTGATTTTTACGAGTCTGTCATATATTCGCTTAGGGTTGTATTGCACAACATAGTCATCAGGATTTAGCTCCAATGCGTCAATCAACTCAACAAGCGGCTTGCCAAGTTTTACTTGTCGATTGCTTTTGTATGTTTTTGCTTGCTTCTTTACTGTCAGCTTATTGCCAACCATAACACGCACCTGTGACAATGTTAAGATATCTCCAGTTATATCCTTGCGGCGTATTCCCTGTATCTCTGACATTCGCAATCCGCCCCACACTGCAAGCAACACTGGTATTTCAATATCTGTGCCACGAAACAGTTCAATAATTGTTTCAGCATCAGGCAAGTTTTTAAACGTTCTAGTTTTTTGTGGTAGGCGTATTTTGCCGAGTTTAATATCAACATCATGATAGGTCATTACCGCTGTGAAGAAGCCATATACATTTCTTACAGTTTTCGCAGACCTTACGGCAGCAATGCTGTTCACCCAATCCTGCACAAGTTGTGGCGTAATATCATTTAACCGCATATTTGCAAATCTGTCAAAATGGTTTCTGAGTTCCGATTTGTATTCATGTATCGTGGTAGGCGATAGAACAGGTGTTTTAATCTCAATGTATTCCTCTGCAGCTTGCTGAAACGTTTTTTCGTCCTCGCTTTGTTGAGTGCTGTTCAGCCACTCTGCCGCCATTAACTCGGCTTCTTTCTTAGTTTTGGCAGTAAAGGATTTGTACTTCCCTGTTGCTTTGTCATATGCCCTTACTCTGTAGTTTCCACTCGGTAATTTTTTTGCTGTTGCCATGATAATTCCTCCTAATATCTCTTGACAGTTTCAAAATTTTATGTTAAGATAATAGGATACTACCCTACTGTCCATTTGCTGTGGTTTGTCGGTGTTGTACACACCCTCACAGGTCGCTCTGTGGGGGCGTTTTTTTATTATGGGGTGTTATCCGCCGCACACCTTGCAAGGCTCGTAGCCTGCGTTCTGGGCGTCCTTTCCACCAACACTCATGCTGACGGATTTTTTGCCGATGTTCAGCTTCACACTGTTGCCAAGTTTGATTGATTTTCTAAAACGTAATCCCATGGTTATGCTCCTTCTTCTATGTAGTACAAAAATGCGGACAGGTTTAAAATTCCTATTGACAATCGTCGTAATATAGGATATACTAGATACATCGAACAAATGTTCTATAATAATTATATCAACTTTGGGTATGCTAACCCCGAGGTGATATAAAATGCCACTCTACGAAATTAAACTGAAAGAATTGCGAAAGAGAGCACGTCTAACTCTCGTTGAGCTTGCGGAAAGAACAGGTGTTAGCAAATCCGCCTTGTCGAAAATCGAAACAGGTGAAAGTGTACCAAGAATAGACACCATAGTGCTTTTGGTAATTTTCTTCAAATGTGAACTTGCAGATTTGGTTGTAATTCACAAATAAATTCCTGTTTAGTGGAATTTTATTGCCAATATATTGGTCTTATTGTATTATTATGTGAAAAGGGAAAGGAATGGTCTAATATGAAGATAACGGACGAAGAGCTAGAAATGATTGAAAAGCTGAGATCCTTATCCCCTGACGGGTTAGAAAAGGCGCTAAACAAATTAGTTGAACTCGCCAAGGAACAAGGAGAGGATCTGAAGCAAAAACAAACAAAGGGTACATAGTTCTGAGCTGACTCATTTGAGTTGGCTTTTTTTATTTTACGTATTTATTTTTAAAATCATCAATCGCTGCTTGATATTTGCTATCCGCACATGACACACCACTGAATGAATATGTGCCGTCCGCTTGTTTTTCACTTTTCGTAGCAAAAACTACTTTGTTATCGCAGAAGACCCACCAATCTATATAATTTGGAGCACCATATTCACCAACCATACCATCGCAAATGCCAGAACTCGTTGTTTCAAATCGTTGCACATTATTGTCTGCTGTATCGTTTGGGAGACTTACGTTGAATTGAATGCTATTTGAACCATTTGAATACGCCTTTACGTAAGTTCCATCGTCAGTTGAATAATCACCTAAAAACTCCATATCATTTGTTTCTGTAACTGATGAAGTCTCAGCTGCTGTAATTTCTGCTGTAGTTGTGACAGTAGTAGTTGTTGTTGACTCTGCGGTGATAGCTGTCGTCGTAGTAGTTTCGGTTGCAGTTGACGTTGTCGTACTGTTATTATTCTCTCCACTGTCACTGCAAGCTGTCATGCCTAACGCCATTGTAAGTGTAACTATCCCTGTTATAATTTTTTTCATAATATCTCCTCCTAATTTTTTAATTAATTGCTATTCCGATAGCAATAGTTGCTATACAGCCTACTATAAGTAGCACTATTGCGGCAATTTGCTCACTTTTGTTCTTACGAAGATCACGTTTGTAAACATATTCTTCGTAATTTGCCCCGTCTTCTCTGATGTGTCTTTCCTGCACTTTTAAAATTACCATTGTCAACGCAAACGCCGCAACAATGATAAGCAACACAAGTATTGTTTGGAGCATAACTACACCTCCCATTTAAAGTGAATTTAAAAACTTCTTGAAAATTTCCCTTTTCTCGTCTGAAAGACTCCTGATTAATTCAATAATTTTTATTTCCTCTGCGGATAGCTCAATGCCTGCAGAGGTTTTTTCTTTGCCATACAACAAATAAGACTCAGACACGTTAAAATATTCAGCTATTTTTGTGAGCTTTTCAGCAGATGGCTTTTGCGTTCCTTTCTTCCACTGTGAACATACAGCATTGCTAAACCCTAACTCTTTTGCGACGCCATTTGGCTTTACACCTTTCAGCGTACAGAGTTCATAAAACCTATCCCAAAAAGACATAAATAAACTACCTTTCTTGAATTTGTTGCAATTTTTATAAATATTGCACATTTTTTGATGTGTCTTTTTGTACATAGCACTAAAATCTAAGAAATCTTAGTAATTTTGATTGACAAACTAAGAATTCTTAGATATAATAAGTTTGTAAAAGAAATTATACAAAAAAGACAACACAAAACAAAGCCATATTGAAAGTCCCAATTTTCAAAATAGCTCGTTTATATTATATTTGGTCGTACTTATATAATAGCTCAATTTGCCTTGTTTGTCAAGGTTCTTTTACAAAATTTATGTGTTTTGGAGGTGAACAAAATTTGAAGATTAACAGCGTCGAGTATGTGTTGGCAAGATACTTTGAGAAAGATTTCTTAATTGCAATGAGGGATATCCCTATCATTGTTTCGGGCAAGCAAGGCGCAACTGGTAAAACAACGGTGTGCAATATTCTAAAGAAACATGGATACACCGCTTTTGAAGAATGGCAGCTTAAAAACCCTGAGACTAACGAACAGAAAGCTCTTGCTAACAGGTTGAAAAATGAAAATGAAATCTTCATTTCGTTAAAACTCAACAAGCCAATATCGGAGGTGATAAAGTGAACTATCAGAATTTCGTTGCAAAAGTCTATGCAGAGCTTAAGCTTCGTCGCATGACGAGAAAGGATCTCGCTAAGCTGACAGGTTACAGCGAGAACACAATAAACGTGTTCATGAGTAACACAGATAGTCGAGATCGCTCAGATAACGTGGCGAAAGCTATTTCAGCGGCTCTGCACATAGAGCTTTAGAGAGGAGAGGGAGAACAATGTACGGCAAGCTTATTGTCCACTATTGTCAGGACAATCACGTAACTTACAAGGAATTTGCTAAGCTGTGTGGCGTAAACGTGAGAAGTATTTATCGTTGGATAAACGGCTCAACGATAAAGGACAAGGCAACGGAACTCAAGCTTTGTGAACTTCTCGGTGTTGAGATACCACAAGCAAAAGAAATCTTTGACGACACATCAGACACATTTTATATCTTCCCTGAGGAAAAGCAACCGACAAAGGTCATTCAGATCGGTGAAGATTATTACACAATGCTCCGTGAACTTGCATTCAAAAGCAAAACGTCACTGAGATATGTTGCGGAAATGTGCATTGACTTTGCTGCGGCAAGATACAGAGGGTGATGTTAATGCCAGCAAAGAAAATAACAGCAGATGATGTGATGTCACGAGTGTTTAAATCTGCAAGAGCCGAGAAAGGTCTCACGCAAGCAAAAATCGCAAAACGGCTGAACATGGCACAGACAGCTGTAAGCAGGTGGGAACGGCAGTTCGGCACCATGAATGCTGAACAAATCGTAGCGTACTGCAAGATAATCGGGGCGAACCCCGAAGAAATTTTTGCGGAGTACTGCAGAGAAAGGAGTGGAAGAAGATGAACAACATGATAGCAACGCTGGAAATTGTCAGATTCGTGGCTGCAATAGCGTTATGTACGGCGCTGTTCGCACTAGCGGTCTACGGGTTGTATCGCAACATCAAAGAAACCGCCGAAACCGCAATTCGTGAAGAACTGGAGCAGGCAATCAAGGAAGCTTCAAGACCTGTTGTCAAGGTCGAGATACAGACGAAAGGTAAGTGGTAATGAACATTGTAGGAATACTGCTGATAACAATAGCCGTGCTTGCAGGGATAGATGTAGTGATGTATCTTGTGTTGAGCGTGGCGGATAGGCACTGGGAGAAACGTTTTGAAAACGAGGAGGATAAGAACAATGAAAGTTCTGATAGCCTGTGAAGAATCACAAGAGGTCTGCAAGGCATTCCGTGCGAAAGGGCACGAAGCATACAGCTGCGATATTCAGATGTGTTCAGGCGGTCACCCTGAATGGCATATATGCAATGATGTTTTGGATATTATCAATGGCAATACCGATTTTTTCACCTGTGACGGCAAGCAGCATACTGTTGAAACATGGGATATGATTATCGCACACCCACCGTGTACATACCTGACCAACGTGGCTACACGCCACTATAGTTTGAAATGCACACCTGCTGAAAAGGTGGTCGAGCGTATGAAACACCGTGAAGAATCAATAGTATTTTTTATGCAGATTGTGTCGGCGAACGCACCAAAAATTGCAGTGGAAAACCCTATAGGGCGTATGAATACTGTATTCAGAAAGGCAGATCAAATAATTCACCCATATATGTTTTCAAACGGACCGGAAGACTCAGAACAGTTTGTCACAAAGGCGACGTGTTTATGGCTAAAGGGGCTGCCTGTCCTACGGCCAACATATACAGGGGACAAGCCTGATAATGGCAAGCTGTTTGGACGATATTCTAATGGTAAATCACGCACATGGGAAGAAACACGTCATTCTGGCAAAGATCGTGCTAAGGTAAGGAGCAAAACGTTTAAAGGTATTGCTTTTGCAATGGCTGAACAATGGGGAAAGATTGAGGAGGACGAAGACGATGATAGTGATGAGAGAGGTATTTAAGAGGGACAAGCCCCTTGACAACGGCAGTGGAGCGGTCAATATCTGCGTGTTCCATTCAAATGTCAAGCCTGACGAATGCGGTGCGCTGACAGTAACGCCAACAAGAGATTACTGCCGTAGATGTGCATTCTACAAGACCCGTGAGGACTTCGACAGAGGTCTTGGCGATGCCGCAAGGTCGCTGAGGGATAAGGGACTTGAACCTGTGAAGAAGCTGGACTATGACGGCAAGCAGTATATGAGCGTGAGACCTATTGGAAAGGAGAATGACGATGATAACGAAAGAGGAGTTTGAAAAGGCGGTGGAGTTTTGCACTAATGCAGATGAGAACTGTGCACACTGTCCTCTTAGCAAAAAAAATTTTACATGCGGCAGATATCTTACCCGCTACATAAAAGAAACCGAGCCTGCACCTGCGGCAACAGGCACAAGCTCGGAGGTATCAAAAGATACCAATTCAACACACCTTAACGATAGCATACTGCTGGACATTTGTCAAGAGGGCTTGTGCACAGTTGCCCAAACTCGCAACGCCGATTATCAAATTGGCTATGCAGATGCGGTGCTTGATGTCATCAAAAAGTTGAGAGGCGAGCAGAGTGACTAGCTATTCATGTTTGGATTGCAAGCACCTGAAAGGGTGTTTGGAGAGTAGCAGGCGTTATCCCTGCAGAGACTTCAAGCTAGCAGAGCCAGCGATACTTGAAAGGAGAGGTCGAAATGACAGCAATCGAAAAGTTGAACAGCATAATCACAAGCGTTGATACTCTTGCACAAGTAGCCGATGATTGCAACTTTCCTGCTGTCAGAGCAATATACAATGCAACCGCAAGCGGACGTATTGAACTTTTCGCACGCGATGACGATTTCAAGGCACTTGCAGATGCAGTATATTCGCCACTGCACACTGTTACATCATACAACCATATTGGTGATGATGTTTACAAAACAACCGAGATGTGGTTTTGCTACAAAGACCACATATTCACAATGATAAGAGAGGAGAAATATAATGGATGAAATCATCGACATAAATCAGGCGGAAATCAGACAGATACCTACGCAGACACAGACACAGCTTGCGCCACATACTGACACGGGAATTATCTCAGATTTCCGCAAATATTTCAAAATGGCAAGCGAACTGTGCAAAGCGGACATCATACCGCAGGCGTACAAGGGTAAGGTCGCTGATACCGCAATAGCCATTGACATGGCTAACCGCATGGGCATAAGCCCAATGATGGTCATGCAGTCAATGTACGTGGTCAAAGGCAAGCCAAGTTGGAGCGGACAAGCTTGTCTGAGCTTTATCCGAGCAAAATTTACAGATGTAAAGGTGATTTACGTCGGCACAAAAGGTACTGACGACAGAGGTTGCTACGTCAAGGCAACTGACAAAGACGGCGATGTGCTTGAGGGAACGACAGTCACAATGTCAATGGCAAAAGCAGAGGGGTGGACTTCCAATCCCAAGTGGAGAAATATGCCCGAGCAGATGTTAGCATATCGTGCAGCATCATTTTTTGCAAGGGTTCACTGTCCTGAAACACTTATGGGAGTACAGGTCGAGGGCGAAGTTGAGGACTCTACAACTAAGCCTGCAATAAGAGAAGTGGAGGATGTACTGTAAATGAAAACTACGAGAATTCATATAAAAAATCTGTTTGGCATTTCTGAAACAGAACTGGACGGACGCTCAATAGAAGTTACCGGCTCAAACGGCGTAGGTAAGACATCTATCATCGACAGCATAAAGTACGCTCTCACCAATGACAGCAGCCGTGATTATGTCATTAAGAACGGCGAAAGCGAAGGTGAAATCTTCATTGAGACCGACACAGGTTTGACTATTGACCGCAAGAAGCGTGTCAATCAGGCAGACTACAAGAACATTAGACAGGACGGCAAACCTGTTCAAAGCCCCGAAGCATTTGTCAGAGAGCTGTTCACGCCATTGCAGATTGACCCTGTTAGGTTCACGCAGATGTCAAGGCAGGAGCAGAACAGAATTATTCTTGACCTCATTGAGTTCGATTGGGATTTGAACTGGATAAAGGAGAAGTTTGGTGAAATTCCGCAAGGTGTTGATTATCAGCAGAATATATTGCAGGTCCTGAACGATATCCAGTCCGAAAAGGGCGTTTACTTCCAGACTAGGCAGGATATCAACAGAGAAATACGTAACAAAACAGCGTTTATATCTGATATCGCAAAGGATATCCCGCAGGGCTTCCAGGCTGAAAAGTGGGAAGCATATGACCTATCCGAAGCCTATACGAAGATAACAAAGGCGCAGGAATACAACTCTCGCATCGAGAGGGCGAAGCTGTTTAAAGATAGCTATGACAACAAGGTCAGAGGTTTCCAGGCTGAAATGGAAATAGCAGTAAGCAATCTGAAATCTGCTATCGCAGCAGAACGTGAGCAGCTGACTAGCGAAATCGAACGCAAGAAAGCCGAAATCAAGGCGGCTGAGGACAAGCTCAATTCGCTTTCAGACAAGATAGCAGACAAGACTAAGATTTTTGAAAGCGAATACAGGGAGAAAGTCGCAAAGCTTGACAGCGACATCAAGGTAGCCGATGAATACACAGGCAAGCAGCTTGTTGACATATCTGCAATGCAAGCTGAGGTCAAGACAGCTGAGGAAATGAAGAAGCACCTCAACGAATACAAACGTATGAAGTCGATGCAGAACGAACTTGAAACGCTTGAAGAACATTCTAAGGCACTCACAAGCAAGATTGAGCTTGCAAGAGAGCTTCCAGGCGAGATACTTAAGACAGCAACAATACCTGTTAAGGGGTTGACAGTTAAAGACGGCATACCTCTCATAAATGGACTTCCCGTCAGCAATCTGTCAGAGGGTGAGCAGTTACAGCTTTGCGTCGATGTTGCCCTCAGCAAGCCTAACAGCCTACAGATAATTCTGATTGACGGAGCTGAGAAGCTTTCCGAAAAGAACAGGCTTGCACTTTATGAGAAGTGCAAGGAAAAGGGCTTGCAGTTTATCGCAACTCGCACAACGGACAGCGATGATCTGGAGGTGACATATCTGTGATACAGCTTACAAGTGAGAACTACTTCTCCCAGCAAGCTAACCTTGACTATATGAGTTGCTCACAGTTCAAGAGTTTCTGTGACTGCGAGGAAAGGACACTCGCGGACATTGCAGGTGATTACAAGCGTGACAGTTCAACTGCTCTGCTCGTAGGCTCATACGTTGACGCTCACTTTGAGGGAACGCTTGACGTTTTCAAGGCTCAGCACCCAGAGTTGTTTAAGCGTGACGGAACGCTTAAGGCTGATTATGTACAGGCTGAGAGTATTATCCAGCGTGTGGAGAATGACAAGCTGTTCATGAAGTATATGGCAGGCGAAAAGCAGGTCATTATGACGGGTAAAATTGCAGATGTGCCATACAAGATAAAGATAGACAGCTATCACCCTGACAAGGCAATCGTTGACCTAAAGGTCGTCAAGGACTTTGAAAAGCTTTGGAACGATACAGAGAAACAGAGACAGAGCTTCATTCGATATTGGGGATATGACATTCAGGGAGCTATCTATCAAGAAATAGTTCGTCAGAATACAGGCAAAAAGTTGCCATTCTTCATAGCCGCCGCAACAAAAGAAAAACACACAGATTTTAATGTGTTTGCGGTCCCACAAGAATGGCTTGACGAAAAACTTGCGTTTGTCGAGGAACGCACACCACACTTTGCTAAGCTGAAAACAGTCGAGGATCCAGCTGAAAGGTGTGAGAGGTGTGATTGGTGCAAGGACACCAAGATACTTGACAGAATAGTTGACGCAAGAGATTTGGAGAATACAAATGCTTAACAAAGTTATTTTAATGGGTAGAATTACCCAGGAGCTTGAACTCAAGCAAACAGCAAATGGAACAGCGGTGCTGTCATTTAACGTAGCCGTTGACAGAAGCTACACTAAGCAGGGTGAAGAAAAACAGACGGATTTCATCACCTGCGTTGCATGGAGAAAGACTGCTGAATTTATCAATAACTATTTCGGCAAGGGTAGAATGATAGCCCTTGAGGGACAGCTAAGAAGTCGTACATACGATGATAAAAACGGCACAAAGCACTATGTGACAGAGGTTTATGTTGACAGCGTTTCATTCACAGGTGAACCAAAGCTGGGCGGAAACAGTTCAGCTCCATCACAGAGCGCACCACAGCAGAATACACCGCCACAAAATCAGCCTGCACCAAGTCAGAATAGCTCACCTGCAACGCAGAGCCTTGGCATTGACGGATTTGAGGAAATATTCAATGGCGACGACGTGCCGTTCTGATGTGAAAACAATGCTAACTTTAAGAAACTATCAAAACAAAATTATTAATGAAGTAAGGAGGCTTATGAGTACAGGGCGAAAGCGCATTTGCGCAGTTGCGCCCTGTGGTTAGGCTCTGGCAAGACAGCCATATTCGCATATATGGCTGACAAGTCACAGGACAAGGGCAACACAGTGTGGTTTTTGGTACACAGAAAAGAACTGCTCGATCAAACCATAGCAACATTTGACCGCTTTGGTATTCAGCGCAACACAATTCTTGTGGGCATGGTCGCCACACTTGCAAATGCTCTTGACAAGCACCCAGAACAGTACAAAGCACCTGACTTCATTGTCATTGACGAGTGCCACCATATAACGGCTAGGACGTATCAGAGAATACTTGAACGCTTTCCAAAGGCATTCGTAGTTGGACTGACCGCAACGCCAAGCAGACTTGACGGCAAGCCACTTAAAGATTGCTTTGATGATATGGTGGTAGGCATTACCGCCAAAGAGCTTATTGCTCAGGGATATTTATCCCCTTATAGGTACTTTGCGCCGAGCGTAGCTGACCTATCGGCACTCAAACGCAAGGGCAAGGACTTTGACCCACAGCAAGCAGCTGAGCTACTTTCCACGAGAGCGGTGTTTGGCGATGTTATAACTAACTATCGCAAATATGCCGACGGGCTTCAAGCGATATGCTATTGTTCTTCCGTTAAGCACTCTGAGAGCGTTGCAGAAGCGTTCAGAGCGGTTGGAATTAATGCTGTACACTTTGACGGCAATACACCTAAGAGCGAGCGAGAACGCATTACAGACGATTTCAGGGCAGGAAAAATAAAAATCCTTTGCAACGTTGATTTGATATCAGAGGGCTTCGATTGCCCTGACTGCGAGTGTTGCATACTGTTAAGACCGACAATGAGCTTAACGTTGTTTATCCAGCAATCCATGCGGTGTATGCGCCCGAAAGATGGCAAGACGGCAATAATTCTCGATCACGTCAACAACTACAAGCGACACGGCTTGCCTGATGATGACAGAGAGTGGAGCTTAAACAGCGTTCCGAAGCCTGAAAAGGAATATAACACAGACGGCACGCTACAGATACGGCAATGTTCAAAATGCTTTGCTACATATAGACCGACATCTGCAAAAAAATGTCCGTATTGTGGAGCGGCTGAGGAACTGACAAGACAGGAAATAAAAAACATCAAGCAAATAGAGCTTGAAGAAATAAAGGAAAGCAAGCGCAAAGAAGCAGACGACAAGGTCAAGGAATACAAATCCGCCAAGGATTGCAAGACACTTCAAGAACTGTTTGCGTTTGCAAAAATGAGAGGATATAAGCCACAATGGGCATATGTCCAAGCAAAACAGAGAGGATGGTTTAAATGATGAGAGGTAGCCAGGCAATTGGTATTGACACCAATCCTGCAAATTCAATTGCAATTACGCTTGCTAATGCCAACGTAAATACGCTCAAGGCAATTGATATTATCACAAGCGAGATCATAAAAGAAGCACACATCAATCAGTATGACGTTCCGTTCTGGATACTGGCATTTGAAATGCTTACCAATACATTCAAGGAAACACTGAGTGAAGATATGCTCAAGGTGTATGAAGAGGCTAAGGAACATTTCTCATACTCTGCTATTACTATGGGAGAGCCTAGAAATGAGTAAGTCAGAACACGAGATACAGAACGAAATCCGCCTTGCGTTATCTTCACAAGATAGTGTTGTATTCAGAACAAACGCAGGCACATTCTATCAGGGGAAAATGGTTTACTCAAAAGAGTTTAAATCAATGGTACTCCTCAATCCTCGCAGGGTTGACGGACTTCCAAAAGGCTTTTCGGATTTGGTGTGCTTTACTAAGGGTGGAAAAACGGCATTCATAGAATGTAAGAATGCCGACGGAAAACTGAGAGAAGAACAGAAAATATTTATTGACCGTATGCGTGACCTTGGCTTTGTTGCCGGGGTCGCAAGGTCCGCTGAGGAGGCGAAACTACTATGCCAACAACTGATGAAAGATTAAAACAAATCGAAATCGTTGCTTTGAAAGAAGAGGGCGATTTGCCAGAAAATATGTCAATGTCGGAAAATATGTTCTATGAGGAAATGCACTGCTTGTATGCTAGATATAAAATGAGTTGTCTTGTAAGCAAGCTCCCCGCTGATATACAGAACAAAGTCCCTATCGTGACAAAAGACGAGGCTTCGATATTAAAGAAGAAATACCTTGCAGGTGTTAAGAGTATGCAGATGTGGGAAGATATCTTCAAGACAGAGATACACATCGCCAACGAGATAAACAAGGTCATATCTCCCACATCAGAGCTGAGCGGAATGACGAAAGAACAGCTGCTTGACAAGACTATACGAATGATAGGTGTTATCCAGGGACTTATGAATGCTGATGACCGAATTCCGAAGTTTCTGGAAGGTCTAAGAGGAGATAAGGCAAAATGAGAACGAGAACAGGAAGATGCAAGAAAACAAGCAAGTGCATATATGCGACTGAAATATATGGTGAGAAGTGTTGCGGATATTTGCTTGCAACGGGTGAGAAAAGAAACTGCCCTCCCGATAACTGCAACAAATTCAAGAGCATAAAACAGTTTGAAAGGAGATTTGATAGGTGAAATACTTAGATTTTCTGAAATCTAAAATGGCTATTGCTACCGACAGCGGTTTTGATGTTCCAGACAAGAAAATAAACACGGCACTCAAGCCTCACCAGCGTGACATTGTTAAGTGGGCTGTAAAAGGTGGCAAGCGTGCTGTGTTTGCAAAGTTCGGACTAGGCAAGTCAGTTATACAGCTGGAATGGTGTACACAGGTCATAACTTATGAGGGCGGAAAAGCCCTCATAATATGCCCTCTGGGTGTTAAGCAGGAGTTTGTTCATGACGCTGTTGAGATACTTGGCTATGACGCACCTACATATGTTAAAACCATGGCAGAAGTTACAGCGTGTTCAGCTGATATCATGATAACGAACTACGAGAGAGTCCGTGACGGAGATATTGATGTAAAGTATTTCGCCGCTACCTCCCTTGACGAAGCAGCTGTCTTGAGAAGTTTCGGTAGCAAAACCTATCAAGAATTTCTAAAGAAGTTCAACGGCGTTCCATATAAGCTTGTGGCAACCGCAACGCCTGACCCTAACAAGTATAAAGAACTTATCCATTACGCTGGATATCTTGAAATCATGGACACAGGACAGGCTCTGACACGTTTCTTTCAGCGTGACAGCACAAAGGCTAACAACTTGACATTGTACCCTCACAAGGAAGAAGAGTTTTGGCTATGGGTAAGTTCATGGGCTGTATTTGTTTCAAAGCCGTCAGATGTCAACCCCACATATTCTGACGAGGGATATGATTTGCCTGAGCTAAAAATCAACTATCACAGGCTCGCAGTCAGCAAAGACGAGTTGTCAGTCGATAAGTTTGGCCAGAGCAAACTGTTCGATGAGGCTACCGCTAGCTTGCAAGACGAAGCAAAGATAAAGCGTGAAAGTATATCTCAGCGTGTTGCAGAAGCAGCTAAAATAATAGCTGAAAATCCAGAGGATAGCTTTATTATCTGGCATGACCTTGAAGAAGAACGCCACGAGATAAAGCGACAGATACCAAATGTTGTTGATATCTATGGTTCTATGGACATCGACTTGCGAGAACGAAGAGTTATCGACTTTGCTAACGGCAAAATAAAGCTGTTTGCGACAAAGAAGATACTTTCCGGAAGTGGCTGTAATTTTCAGAAACATTGTCACAGGGCAATATTTATCGGTATCGACTACAAGTTTAATGACTTCATTCAGGCTGTTCACCGCATATATAGGTTTCTGCAAACTGATGAAGTGACAATCGACATAATCTACATGGACGAAGAAGACGAGATAAAAAAGCAGTTGCTTGACAAATGGAAACGTTTCGACTATCAATCTGAGAAAATGGCTGAGATAGTCCGCAAAAACGGCTTGTCTAGCGTTGACAACATCTCTGACAAAATGAAAAGAAGCATAGGAGTGAAAAGAGTGGTAGTAGAGGGCAATCACTACAAATACATAAACAATGACTGCATATGGGAGCTTGAACAAATGCCCGACAACAGCGTTGACGAGATAGTAACTTCAATCCCATTCGGCAATCATTATGAGTACACGCCAAGCTACAATGACCTTGGGCACAACGAGGATAATGACAGATTCTTTGAGCAAATGGACTATTTGACGCCTAATCTGCTGAGAGTGCTGAAACCTGGCAGAGTAGCTTGCATACACGTTAAGGACAGAATTTTATTTGGCAATGCAACAGGCGACGGAATGCCGACTGTTGACCCGTTCAGCGACTTGACTGTTATGCACTATATGAAGCACGGCTTTCGCTATATGGGCAGAATTACAATTACAACTGACGTTGTTCGTGAGAACAATCAGACGTACCGCCTTGGCTGGACAGAACAGTGCAAGGACGGCTCGAAAATGGGAGTGGGTTGCCCAGAATATGTTCTGCTCTTTAGAAAGCTCCCTACAGATACAAGCAAGGCTTACGCAGATACGCCTGTTACAAAGAGCAAAGCTGATTACAGCAGAGGACGTTGGCAGATTGACGCTCATGCTTACTGGAGATCCAGCGGTGATAGGCTCGTGACAAAGGACGAGCTAAAAGAAGTTTCGGTGAACAAGCTTCAAAAGGTATACACACAGTTTTCAAAGAGCAATGTTTACAACTATGACGAACACGTTGCCCTGGCAGAAAAGCTTGACAAGGAAAACAAATTACCAGCGTCGTTTATGGTAATCGCCCCTGCAAGCTGGAACGATACAGTCTGGGACGATATCAACCGAATGAGGACGCTCAATGCTGAACAGCGTAGACGTGATATGCAAATGCACGTTTGCCCTTTACAGCTCGATATAATCGAACGCCTTATCACTAGGTACTCCAATGAGGGCGATGTTGTGCTTGACCCATTCGGTGGAATAGGCTCAACTCCTATGACTGCAATTAAAATGGGTCGATATGGAGTAGGCATTGAGCTTAACCCCGACTATTTCCGTGACGGCGTAGGTTATTGCAAGGCGGAAGAAGATAAGATTGACGTGCCAACGTTGTTTGATTTTATGGATAATAAAGAAAAAACCGCCCCGTAGGGCGGCATAAGATTATATTTGACGGTGTTTTTTAAAAAATGTGTAAAAGCCAACGGCAATCGATACTATGAGCAGACCGCCAAGGACAGGGACGGAATCAACGAGTTTCACAAAGGCAAATGCAAAAATCTTAATCGCTGACCGCAAGGACTGCAGCAGTTGTAACATTTTATCACTCCTTTCTTTAAAATTTTATACATTATAACACCGCAGGATATGATTGTCAATGGGCATAACAAATAAAACGCAGGACTTTCACACATCGAACACAAAAGGAGGAACATATGAGTAAAATAAAAATATTTAAAGAAATCCTCACAGCAGTTGGCATATGGTGTTTGGTCGGTCTATCATGGCAAATGCTTGAGATTTTAATGTATGGAGAAGTACAACCACGAAGTGTAGACACAATCGTTACAGCCGTACTGAGTCTATCTCTATATATAAACTTAGAGACGTTGGAGTGATAACATGGGCAACAACAAATTTTGCACCAGCTGCAAATATTTTGAAAAATCACCTGACAACTGCGGCAGGAAGAACGGAAAATACGGACTGTGCAGGTATGGCGTGAGACAGGGATTTCGTCCAAGGATAGTAAACTATCAGCACCCTGTCTGTGAAGAATTCAAGGACAAGATAGAGGCTGTGAAATGCAGTGCTGCTACAACACTCTGTTGGTACTGCAAACACGCAGTACCGACAAAGGACAAGATAACAGGAGAATACCTCACAGGCTGTACATGGTCCATAGACCGCAGACCTGTCGAGGGTTGGAGGACGTGTCAGCATAGAATGTATGAGGCTCAAAAAGGCGGTATGTTGCATTCATATACTGTGACTGAGTGTCCTGAGTTTGAGGAGGGATAAAAGTGAAAACACATAATCTGAAACTTAGCATAGAATTTTGTGGCGCCGTTCTGAGCGGTGAGAAAACTTTTGAGGTCAGAAAGAATGACAGGGGTTTTCAGACGGGAGATCTGATAAGATTTATACCGACGGACGGAACGTCTTATCGTAGCTCAGACGGCACAGTAAGAGAACACGCAAAACATGAGATATCAGGACATACATACAAGATAACATATATCCTCAACGGCTGGGGAATAAAGAACGGGTATGTTGTGTTGGGAATTAAGGAGATAAAATGCAATAACTGCGTATTTTATCATACTTGTAGCAAACGGAATGTAGTTTGTGATAATTACAGACCTAGACAAACTGAGGAGGATTAACATGAACAAGAAAGAAATTAACGAGATCAAGAGAATATTCAGCGACGACTGTGGACTTTTCACTGTAAACCACGTTGTTACGGCATTTGTGGACGCTGAAAAGAACATAAAGTGCAAGACCAATCAGCTTTACAACACTATTCCGCAGGACGAGGCGGAGTTGATAATGATAAACCTGAAAAAGGTACTCAGCGGTTCTATCGGCAAAAATCTGCTGGAATATTCATTTCCGAAGGACGCATATCTTGAGGGTGGGGCACAGCCTTTCATGTATGAAACATTGCAAAGCAAGCTTCTTGACGAAGAAAAGGTTGATAATTTTCTCAACGCCATAGTTGAAAAGGTGGAGTATGTGTCAACATATACCATTTTCATGGCACACTGTACATATTCGGTGCTGAGGAAGAACAAAATGGACGAGTTCGAGGAAGAGGCTGACACGGATTACAACTTCATCATCACGGCACTTTGCCCTGTAAACCTGCGTATCGACGGACTTGTGTATGATGAGCAGGACAACTCTATCGCCAAGAAAGAGTCATGTGACAGAATTGTTGAACTGCCAAGTGACGGCTTCCTGTTCCCTCTTTTCAATGGCCGTGCACCAGATATCAACGGCGTGCTTTACTACACGAAAAACGCAAAAAAGCCGAACACTTCCGTTGTGGAAGAGCTTCTGGGTTGTGAGTTCTCAATGACCTGTCAGAACGAAAAGGAAACTTTCAAGGATATCCTCACAAGCGTTGTGGGTGATGAGCTTGACTATGACCTTATCACCGCAGTGAACGATAAGATTTCCACGTTCGTTGACCAGAACGCTCACGAGACCGAGACGCCGACCATAGACGAGCATAAGCTCTCGTCTATTCTGTGGGAGGCAGGCGTAAGTCAGGATAAGCTGGAAAAGTTGCATGGTGTGTATGAAAATGCTATGCACGGCAAGGTTTTCAGGGCTGTAAATCTTGTCGAGGACAAGGTAACAATATCGGGCATGGGATTCAAGATGACCGTAGATAACTACCATAAAGGCGACGTGTCCACTGCCATAGGCAAGGTTATTTTCGGCGTTGCTGATACGGCTGTTGACGTGAATGGTATCGGTATTAAAATGGACGGTGTTGCCAGATGAAAAATGAATATTACAATTTGAGGAGGGATAAAAAATGGTTGAAATCAAATTAAAACCTGGAATGAAATTTAAATACAAAGGTATAGACTTTATATGCCTCGACATTATCGACGGCAACTATCTAGCAATAACGGCTGAGTGTTGTTGTGAAAAGCGTTTTAACAATGAGTACAAGGACGGCTGCAACAACTGGAAAACGTCAACGCTCCGTCGCTTTCTCAACGAAGATGTACTCGAAGAACATTTTAACACGGAGCATCTTATAAAGCAAACGTCTGATCTTGTCGCCGATAACGGCGACAAAGCTTACGGAACGTGTGAAGATTATATAACGCTGCTCACTTGCGACCAGTACCGCAAGTATAGAGATTATGTGCCGCTCTTTGAAGAATGTATGTGGACGCTTACTCCGTGGAGGTGCGACACCGACCTCGCTCGCTACGTGCGTTACGTCAGCCCGACAGGAGCTGTCCACAGCAACGGTGCGTACAGCAGTCACGGGCTCGCTCCGGTTTGCTTATTTAATTCACAGGCACTTAGGGCTGAATATTCTGGTGTCAGATTGGTGGGGATAGAATGACAAAAATCAAACCCGAATACATATTCCCGTTGTTGCTGATTCTGCTAGACGTGGGAGCGGCAGTTATATATGCAGTGCAGAAAGACCACAAAAAGGCTGTCTACTGGTTAGCGGCGGCTGCGTTGAATGTGACGGTAACTTTTTAGGAGGCTATATGGATAGTGCAAAAGAACAAAAGGCTATCGAACGTCTGAAAACGTTTGTACCTGAGGACGGATATTATCTAGCATATAGCGGCGGAAAAGATAGCGACTGTATCAAAATTTTGGCACAACTCGCAGGCGTTAAATTTGAAGCAGTACATAATTTGACAACTGTTGATGCACCCGAAACTGTGAGATATGTTCAATCTCAACCAGATATCAGAATTGACAAAGCGTATGGCAAGGACGGCAATCATGTTACAATGTGGAATTTGATTGTTAAAAAACTAATGTCTCCGACACGTCTTGTAAGATATTGCTGTGGCGAATTAAAAGAACGTGGCGGCATAGGACGTGTTGTTGTCACGGGCGTTAGGTGGTCTGAAAGTCAACGCCGTAAAGAAACGGCTGATGTTATAAAAATTATCGGCAAGCCGAAAGCTACAATGAAAGCTGCTGATGAAATAGGCATAGAGTATCAGCAAACGTATCAGGATGGAATCATTTTTAATGATGACAACGACAAGAATCGTAGGTTGGTTGAACACTGCTATCGCACTACGAAAACTATGGTAAATCCTATAGTTGATTGGTCTGATGATGATGTGTGGGATTTTTTGCGTTACTATGGGTGCAAATCAAATCCGTTATATGAATGCGGTTTTAAACGTATAGGGTGTATTGGCTGTCCTGTGGCAGGAAAACATAGATACGTTGAATTTGAACGATATCCGAAATACAAACAAAATTATATAACGGCATTTGATAGAATGCTAGAACGTAGAAAACAGCTTGGAAGAACCGCTAAAATGTCATGGCAAACAGGTCAAGACGTTTTTCGCTGGTGGCTAGGCGAAGATTTTAACCAGCTGACATTTGATGATTTGGAGGTATAAAGATGACAAAATATATCGACGCAGACAATCTGATCAACGAACTATCGGCGGCGTGTATGCCGATATACGAAAAGGGCATAACAGGCATTCTGGGTGATAACAGCAGTATCGCTGATATAATCAACGAACAGCCTCCCGCAGACGTGCAGGAAGTCAAGCGTGGGTATTGGATACCCGAAAGAGATCCGGACGAAAATAATAGGATACAATGCTTTCACTGCTCTGTGTGTGATGATGATTTCCATTACATTGGGGCATTTGTCGCAACGAAATTCTGCCCTAATTGCGGCGCAAGAATGGATTGAGGTTATCGGAATGGCTGAGTGGAGAGTATATGATTATGACACGCCACAATGTACACATTGCGGTATGTGGATGCCGTTTGCAAGATACCGCCGTGGGCAGAGTACAGATGCAAGAAGTATCACAAACTTCTGTCCGTCATGCGGAGCAAAAATGACAGCAATGCCCATGTGCGAGACTTGCAAATATGGAAACGGCGAATGGAAAGACGATGGCATTTGCTTTGCTTGTAGGGAACAGGTGTGGATACCAGGAAAACCACACAGACAAGTTGGCAACGAAGCGTAGTGTTATAATTGTGTGAGAATATTGATTTGGAGGTAATCAACGATGCGTGAAATATTATTTCGTGGCAAGCGCATTGCCAATGGTGAATGGGTTCAGGGTTATATCTGCCGCTATGGTTGGACAGGAAAAGAAAAAGACTATATCATTCCCGATTATGCAAGTGCATTATATACAGCCGAAATTGACCCTGAGACAATCGGTCAGTACACAGGATTGACGGACGTGAACGGCAGGAAGATTTTTGAGGGGGATATTGTTTGGGACAATTATGAGGAAGAACGAGGTATTGTACAGTGGGATAATGATACAGCCAGATTTATCATAACCTGTTCTACATTCACAGTTGATTTCGACAGTGTTTGTGGTGAAGAATTAGAAATTGTCGGCAACGTTTATGACAATCCTGAACTTTTGGAGTGAGGTAATTCCATATGACTAACCGAAAAATCAGAGACTACCAGCGAAACCGCAAACTTAAAGGCATTGTTGACGCAAACTTCAAGACCTTTGCGACTGTGGCTATAGCTCTCAAACAGCTGTTTCCACACGACTGGTACAAAAAAACCATAACTGACTTTACAACATCGTATGCCGAATTTACGGCGCATATGAACGACTATGATGCAGAAGCATACGATTTCCGCGTTGAAGATTCTTGCCGCAAGCTGAACATCAGTGACAGCGACACCTACGATATTATTTTCAGGCTTAACGGTAAGCTCCCTGCTGAGATTTTTCTAGCGTTGCAAAACAACTTGAAATGTATGCTGATACATTTGCGTTTGAATTGCAGCATCGGCTCACAGAGATATGCAAAACTAATTGCATATCTAAAATCAGACGCCAAGATATGCGGACAAGCAGATCTTACAGCACTCGGCTTATCGTTCGACGACGACATTGACTATCGTAAACTCAAATCCAAAACCGAGCAACCGACTTATTCTGACGGAATTAAAGCTCAGCAAATACTGAAAGCACTGAAAGCATACCAAGACGAGGTGATTAAATGTCAGCAACAGCTTTCGAGCAAATCAAAGAACGACTTACCTGCGTCGAGTACGCACGCAGGATAGGTCTTGCAATAAACAAACCAGGTGACAGATGCGTATCCCCTTTGCGGTCCTCAGCAAACAACAAGTCATCGTTCGTTGTTTACGACGACTATTACTATGACCACGGAGACTCCAAGGGTGGTGACGTTATCGACTTCTGCGCCAACTGTGAGTTCAACGGGAACCGATCAGAGGCACTCCATAAACTCGCAGATCTCACAGGAGTAACCCTCAACTATCAGACGGACAATTGGAAATCCGCACTTGATTCTCGTACAAAACTCGTTGAGAAGTGGCACTCTCAGCTGCGCCCCGAGGATATCGACTATCTGCATGGCCGTAACATTAACGATCAGACCATTAACCGCCTGAAAATCGGCTACACAGGTGAGGGCTATCGCGTAGAGCTCCCCGACAAAATAGCCGAACACTATGCGGCAAATCGCATATGTATCCCCTATTTCAAAAACGGATACATAGCTTCATGGAACGCTCGTGCAACGTCAGATAAGCAGAAGGTCAAGTATCTCAAGCCACCAGCCTCAGACAACTCTGACCGAGCTGTCATCTGGGGTATGCACACACTCAATCGCACGTCGAGCAACCTCCCTCTCGTTATCTGTGAGGGAGCGTTTGACGCTTTAAGCTATGAGCAGGAAAACTATCCGATACTAGCGACTATGGGCGGAGCTTTCAGCAAATCTAATCGCGAACAGCTTCCTGTGATAATCTCAGCCGCTAAGCAGTTTCCATACGTCCTGCTTAGTTTCGACAACGATGAAGCCGGTAAAAATTTCACTCTTAAACTTGGCAAGCAGCTATTCTCGCACCGCATACCTTTCAAGGTAGCGGCTATCCCGCCTGCATTCAAGGACGTGTCGGAGTATTACTCGCACGGCTATCCACTTGCAGATCTCGTTGACAATGCCACCCCAGGTGTCAATGAACTTGCCAAGCGACTTACGGACCGCGAGGAACTCAAGCAGTTCTGTCACGAAGCCGCACGCTGGGTAGCCAAGCCTGAGCTGTCAGACTTATTCTCAGCTATCCGTGAGAACATCTCGATATACCGTCCTGAGATGTCAAGCGACTATCTCAACGAATTGCGCAAGTCCTGCTTCGCATCCCCTAACGAGGATATTATAGCCAAATACGTTGCCAAGCGACATAATCTCAGATACCTTGCCAACGTGGGCTTCTACGAATATTCGCATGGCTACTGGCAAGCTCTCGATGATGATGTAATCGGCGGCTACATATCCCGTGAGCTGGGTTCATATCGCACAGGCAGCAAGCTCACATCAATTACGAAGCTTCTCCGCACCGACTGTATCACGCAGGAACAGTTCAATAAGCAACCTCTGCTGAGCTTCATCAACGGCACGCTAGACCTCAGAGACCTCACATTCCGTGAGCACTCCCCGTCTGATATGCTAACGGTACAGTTCAATTTTCCATACGTCCCCGGCGCAACGTCTGAACGTTGGAACAAATTCATATACGACGTTTCAGCCGGTGACGCTAAGCGTATGTCGCTCTTGCAGGAGATAGCAGGATATATTCTCTATACAGATTGTTCCTTGCAGTCATGTGCTTTTCTTCTCGGCGAGGGTTCAAACGGCAAGTCCGTGTATATTGAAACCCTGCAATCCATTTTTCCAAAAGACGCTCAAACGACTTTCGAGCTGTCAGGTCTTGTTGAGGACTTCAAACGCATTAAGCTGATGAACTCTCTCGTCAACTTTGGCGAGGAAACCAACACGGACGTTAAGGGTGCAGAGTCTGTTTTCAAGCAAGTCGTTGCAGGCGGTGCTATCTCAGGCTGTTTCAAGCATAAGGACTTCGTGGACTTTATCCCACGAACGAAATTTATCTTTGCGTGCAACAACATTCCACACTTTAAGGACTTCTCATATGGCCTTGAACGTCGTATGCTGTTCGTTAAATTCTCACGCCGCTTTGTGGACGAGCCGGATCCCAGCAAGCCGAACGAAATGAAGGCAGACCGCACTCTCAAGGACAAGCTCCTTGCGGACAAACCTGCAATCTTCAACTGGATACTCGAAGGCTATAACCGTCTCAGGCAAACCAGCGCATTCACTGTAACGGACGACTCTGAAGATCTCAAACAATCCTTCCGCGAGGTTATCAACCCTGTTTCGGAGTTTGTTTCCGAAGAACCGTATGCTGAGTATTTTAATGATGAAAACACCGACTATATCAGCAACACAAAGCTGTATCAATTCTATCGCATATGGTGTGAAGAAACAGGACATCACGCCAAAGCACTTTCGTCATTCAGCAGAGAATTCAAACGACTTACCGAAGATAAGTTAATTGCCGTGCGCAGAACGAAAGAGCGAGGCTATCAGCTCAAGGATTCTCAGCAGAAAATCAGCATCTTTAATGGTGACGGCTTTGATGAACTTCTCTGACCGCCCATGACAGCCGCCTATGACAGATGTATCTGCGCAATCCGACATGTTATCCGTCATAATCCGTCATGGGTTCTCGCTTGTTAACAATTAATTCACAAAACGCACGTTTGTTCTGACTCATGACAGATATAAAACCACATCTGTCATGGGTAATCCGTCATCTGTCATAGCCCCTATATTCCTAGCTTTGCGGGGTGCTTATGACAGCATGACAGATACTTTTAACAAAGTACAAATATTAATAAATATAAATACATATAGAAAAAACGGAATTTTGTCACAAAGTGCCGTCATTCCGTCACATCCGTCATAAGGAGGTTTTATAATGTCCAATTACGCCGATTATCTCAGCTGCATTTCAGACCCGCATATCTATGCTGTGATGAAATGTATTTACGTTCAAAAGCTCACGCAAGAACAAACTGCCGAGCGACTTTGTATCTCTCCCTCGACTGTCTATCGCGTTCACAAGGTAGGCTGTCGCACAATCAATGAAATTATTCAAGGAGGTGTTCAGAATGGCAAGACCAGTTCCGTCAAATAAAAAACTGCTTGCACAGTATGAGGATAAAACTTTTATTGGTAAGATAGTTTCTGAAACACTTGTAGCTTACAAACAGCCAAAAGTAAAGTCAAATGCTGAACTTGCTCAGCGACTATCAGATTATTTTACTTTCTGTGCTCAAAATAATGTGATACCTACTGTCGAAGAAATGTGCCTATATACAGGATATGCCATTCAGACAATCTGGGATTGGGAAAAGGGCAATAGTCACCCGTTTAGGGATACGGAGTTAAACCTCACAACGGCGGAAATCATCAAAAAAGCAAAGGCGTTTATGCGAGTTTTTGATGCGAAATTAGTCGTTTCCGGCAAGATGAATCCCGTCACTTACATCTTCCGTGCAAAGAACTATTACGGCATGACCGACAAGCAGGAAGTCGAGGTCACAAAGACCAATCAGCTAGGCGACAATCTGACCGACGATGAGCTTGCAAAGAAGCTCATGAAAGAAACTGAGGTTATAGACGTTGAAGCTTCTGAAGCTGAGGAATAGCAAGCGACTATCACTCACGCACCGAGCGACTATCAAGCGACTATGCCAAGCGACTATGAAACGCACACGGAAACGTAAAAGTTTTCACACGCAATAGTCGAAATAAATATGAGCAGAAAATAGGCAAGAAAACAGCCGAAAACACGCCGCCTGAGGGGTTGACCTTTGGGCGGCGGTGATTTTATCAAAAAATCATGCACGTGCCACAAGGCGGTTAGCAAGCATTGTATGACGTTTTAGCGTTTAGTGCAGTAGTTTTATAGGTGACACGTTAGAACGTCATAGGGCGCACGCTAGGGGCATTGTAGAACGTCATAACAATAACAGCACTGTGAAAATATAACCGCTAGGCCGTCCAGCACGTCGCAAGAGCCGTCGGACAGCGTTGAGCGGTAAAGTATAGGGGTATGATATCGGGCCGCATATGCGGGCGAATAGGTGGCAAGGGGTGGAACAGAACAACAACGCCCGCCCCACGATTAGCAGAGCAGGCAAAAAAAGCCCACCAAAGCCGGAGCCTTGGCGGGTGAAATATATGGGGCTGATATCGTCAACCCCATAGAACGATTATTTATAACGCTTCGCCGTTCTGATAACCACCAGAACAGGGAGCAGAAGCAGGGCGATTATTAACATGCGGTCACCGCCTCACCCTGGTGTGTGATGCCCATTTCGCGCATACGAATACATTCGGCAACCAGTTCATTGATATTGTCCTGCGTCCATTCACGCAGGTAATCAAAATTAATAACACGTCTGCGGCCGTCATCTGATAGTTTGTGTGTAACGTTGTACAGTCCCCAGCAGTTGCCGTTGATGTCGTAGTAGTATGTTTCAACGGCGATATGTGTTGGCAACATGGTTTTTATAAAACCCGCCTTGCGCCATACCCGCATATTGTCATGTGGGTTGTTTAAATCGTGGTCACATCGTGTGACCTCAACGGCGAAGCGATCACCGACGCGGTATAATATCCGGCGATCATCGACGATTGTTTCAACGTCGGTGACAAATTTCATATAGTGGTTTATGATCTGCTGTTCAATTGTTAACGGTGTTACATATCCTTTGGCTGTCCACGCATTGGCCACCTCGCCAGGTTGTAACGGCTCATAGCCAAGATATGCGGCTGTTCCTGCTCTTCTTGGGTCAAGACCCTTTGTTCTTGCGTCGTCCTCTGCTTTTTTCGTCCAGATGTAATTGATGTTTTTCATAGTGTTATACCTCCTATTTTTTTAGTTGTTGAAACTGATGTGCGCGTTGTGTACGTGTCTAGCGTCATATCCGCCGCCTGCTATCATCAGCAGGTCACGCCTGATATAGTGTTTCATATCGCTGATAGTTGGGAAAAATACTGTATCAAACGTGTATGTGTCGCTGTAGGTGTAAACCTTTTCGGGCGTCCAATCAGTCATGCAACCTATATCCGGGTGACCTGCGTCAATGGTGTATGTTATCGTGGCTGATATAGTTATGCGTTCTCTCATGGTGTTGTACCTCCTGTTATTCGTTAATCGTGTAGCTGTATGGTTTGCCGTCCTCGGCTCTGCGTGCGGCGCATATTGGGACGCCGTGCATATCCGTTACTAGCACGCTGTCTCCGCCGAGGTTCTGCAGGTGTTTCGCTGCGTTTCTGCTGGTGCTGATGATCGTGTTTCTGTAACCGTAATGTACTAGATAGTTTTTCATGTTTTACCTCCTGCCCTTTGGGCTGTCTTGCTGTGGTTTTTGTTTCTGTTATTACAATATCACCTTTAGGCGATACTGTCAACCCTTTTTTATCACTTTTAGGCGATATTTTTTAACTTTGTTGAATATGTACAAAAAATCAAAAGATATTGCACACATTTACACAAACAAGATTATAGAAAACAGCGTTATTATTATATATACCTTTATAAACGGGAAAAATGACCCACCCCCAGGGGTCTTACAGGACGGACCCACCCCCTTCACTCAACCCCCCGACTAGAAAAAATATAAAAAAGGGGTTGACAATATCACAAATAGGTGATATAATAAAATCAATGAAAGGTGGCGAGCTAAAATGACAATTGGAAAAGCAATAAGAGATGTAATGAAAAAAAGAGGAGTAACCCAAATTGAAATGAGGGATAAGCTGGGCTACAAGGCACAGTCAGCAGTTGCGAAAATGCTAAGAAGTGATATGCAGGTATCAAACGCAATACGAATGCTGGATATTGTGGGCTATGAAATAATCATACAGCCAAAAAGCACGCGTGGCAAAAGAGCAACGGGATCATATGTGATAACAAAAGAGGACGAGCAGGAAGAAGAATAATGAATGGAGAAACAGCAGGTCAGGCAGGGTGAACAGCAGGAAACATAAAGGGTGATGTGCAATGGTATACGGATATGCAAGAGTCAGCTCCGTAGGACAGATAGACGGAAACAGCTTTGAGGACCAAGAGAAGCTTATAAAAAGCAACTATCCAAATGCAGAAATACATCTGGAACAGGGCTCAGGTGCAAAAGAGCGTAAAGTGATGAATGAAATAATGGATAAGGCGGTTTCAGGTGACACGATAGTGGTTACAAAGCTTGACCGCTTCTGCCGGTCAACAGCGTTAGGCTTGGAGTATATCGAACGCATGAGAGCGAAAGGTGTCAAGATACACATTCTCAACATGGGTCTGATAGAAAACACACCAATAGGCAAACTAATTATCACAAACCTATTGGCATTTGCCGAGTTTGAGAGAGCAATGATACTTGAACGAACGCAATCAGGCAAAGCTATTGCACGTCAAAAAGAGGGCTACCAGGAAGGCAGACCGAAAACTGTAAACATACCCGAGGAGGTAAAGCAAAAGGTCGATAGCGGAGAAATGACAGTAGCCGCCGCCTGCCGAGAGCTTGGCATAAGCCGTTCAACGTGGTATAATGAAATGAGAGCGACAATATAAGAGCAGAACGATAATAAAAAGATAGAGCGTGCCAAGTGCCGAGTGCCAAGTGCCACATAGCTGACGATGAAAGGAGGCTAGTTGTGTGGCACTATTTTTATGCCATGCAGAAAAAGTATGATAGATCTGACAGTAGTAGGCAACAGAGCATTAAGCAAAGAAGATATGTTTAAGCTTGCTCAAAAGCAGGCAAATGGTGAGTTGAAAACAGAACAGCTCCTGCTAGAAACGTTAAAGGTTCAGGACGAAAAGAAGAAACCGATGATAAAGGCGGCAAAGCATAGCTATGAGAGCGCAATGAGAAAAACAAGTGAACTTGCAAAAGCAGGCAAAGCAAAACTCGCAAAAGAGTGGTATGACCTGGCTCACAAATTCGTACTGTGGGCAGGCGACAGCGATTTTGATGCATATATGCTGGCTTCCGAATGGAACAGAGAACCAAGCGCTAAGTTCTGGGCACCAAGGAGAGCTGTTCTTGAGGGAAAGCACAAGCTGGCAACGCAGATACAAGAGTTCATAGACGATGAGGACGCCCTGTTTCTGAGCTTGAGCACGCCCCCAGGTGCAGGCAAGAGTACGCTTATAAAGTTCCTGCTGTCATACATTGCAGGACTGTTTCCGCAGTCTGCGAACATATACACGTCATACTCAGACGGAATGTCGAAAATGATGTATGACAGTGTGGTATCAATGTTAACGGACACAAGCGAATATGGGCATAACGATATATTCGACAATGGTATGCCTACACTGAGTGCAGAGTACAACACTATATCGTACAGGAAGAAAGGTGACTTCCCTACTATCGGAGTTATCTCGCTGGGCGGTTCGGTAACAGGTCGAACGAGAGCAAATAAGTTCATGATAACAGATGACCTCGTAAAAAATGCGGAAGTGGCAAGAAACCCGCAAAGGCTTGAAACGCTGTGGCAGGATTACAGAGATACGCTGACAACCCGACAGATAGGCGATAATGTAAAGCAAATAATGCTCGGTACGATATGGAGTTTGCATGACCCTATCAGCCGAATGCGAACTGATCATGAGGGAGATCCGCGATATAGATTTATTGCGATACCCGTATGTGATGATAACGGCCATAGTAATTTCAATTACAACTGTGCGGACAGATACACAGATAAAAAAATACGTGACATAAAAACAGCGATAGATAATGTCACATTTAGTTGCCTGTATATGCAGCAACCTATGGAACGTGAAGGTCTGCTCTTCCATAAGGACGAAATGAACTGGTATAACGGAACACTGCCTGACGGCTCTGCAAGAAGAATAGCTGTGTGTGACGTAGCATGGGGCGGTGACTATCTGGCAATGCCAATAGGATATCTGTATGAAGACGGAAGTTTATTTTTGCAAGACGTGGTGTTCAGCAAGGGCGATAAAAAAATCACACAGCCAATGGTTGTGGCAAAGAGCATACAGCATCAGATACATCAAGAGAGGTTTGAAGGTAATAACGGCGGAGATGAATATGCGAATGAGATAGATAAACAGCTGAGAGCACAGAACGTCCACATAAATATCAGCAGTAAACGTGCGTCGACAACGCAGAGCAAGCTCAGCCGAATATTGCAGTATGCGCCAGATATAAAGCAGGTGTATTATCGCAACGATAACGGCAGAGGTGAGATGTACGATAAATTTCTTGAAAATCTGTTTGCATTTAATCAGAGCGGTAAAAACGCACATGATGACGCCCCTGACAGCATGGCACAGCTGTGTGCGTTTGCAACAAATGGCGTAGGTGCAAGTGTGGAGATTATCAAGAGGATTATATAGGGGGACTTAAATAAGGGAAACTTAAAGGCAGACGTTGAAAAAATAGTGCATATTGCACAAAAATGTTGAAAAATATTTTACATAGTGTGAAGTGGAAAAAGTTGAAAAGTAGTATTATAATTAGCTTGTCAGGAGGGATAGATAATGGATAATAGGCGCATACATAATAGGCGCATAGATGTATATTGTCCGAGCTGTGCGGCGGCAGGCATAAAGCGAAAGCTTATGGAAGTCGATAATGACGCAAAGGGCATTATCTATCCATACTGCAAGGGCTGCAAGAAAAACGTTGCAGTTAAATTGCCCATAAGTGCTGAAAAGCACCTCCGTTAAGTTAATTTACGGGGCGAAAGCCCCGTATGCTCCGCAAAGTCAGGGTGGGTGCAATTCCCACACGGAACACCAAGCCTGTTATAAGTCTGTCGGCCGAGGTCGGCAACGAATAACTTAAAAATCACACATTGGTGGCTGTGTGTCGCTGGGTAGAATAGCCTAGGGTACTTTTTTACAATGAATTTATTTTCCTTAAAGCTAAATTCATTTCGTTCGCTGGAACGAAATCCAGCCCAACGGGTTAATGCTTAATCCCGTATCAAAAGGCATATCATTCCTTTACTCTGCCAACACTGATGAGTGTTCGGGCAGGATTGCAAAGCTGTATTGCAACAGGTACAGCTTTGAATTTGCAGGTTGAGAGTTCACGAGCTTAAAGCCTGCACCAGTGAAACTACTCCGCATAGTCATGAATATGTGTTGCTGTAAGTGTAATCGGAGTTAATGGCTTACAGGACAGCCTGACGTTAACGGGACCTAGCCGCAAGGGCTGAGCAGGCGGCGGCAAAAAATGCAGGTTGAGAGCGTGCCAGCTTGATATCTGCTCCATTTGGCAACTGCTACCCTCACCCACAAAGCAGTTGCCATGCAAGCTTGTCCAGGCTTGATCTCCTTTCTGTTTTTACAGCGGCGGTAACACGCCGCACATGTCGGCTGACAGTGTGAGCCTGAAAGTCGGCACCATAAGAAACTTTACAACAAAATAACAAATTTTATTTACCTGAGTGCATAACGGGCTGACAACTCGCTCAGAAATCGACAACCGGAGGCGTCTTGTGTGTACGGATACGTTCGCAAGGGGGCTTATTAATAGCTGTGAGGCTATCAATGGAGAGAGCATTCTCAATCGAAGTCGGTTGTGCACATAAAATGTATAGTCAAAGGCTTTGCAAACTTGCCGTCAGAATAATAGACGGTCTCTGTGAGACAATAAGCCCATAAGCTGTGAGCTGGTGCTTGCAAGCCAATGTGGGTAATACCAAAACAATCTGATAATCACGTTGAAATAAGGCAAGAAGCAAGAAAGAGTAGCATAAATCGTGAAACAAAATTTTGCTGAAAGTCATGTGAAATTTGCGGGCATTAATCTCGCGTAGGATACAAACGGGTAAGAAGCTTGTGGGTCGCTCCTGCAAGCTCAGCCTTATCCGCCTAGTGGCTGAATATGATTAGAATTTTATGTGTAAAGCGAAAGCTTGAATAGAATTTGTTGTTTTGTTGTAAAGAGAATATTAAGTTTAAGTGCCAAGTGTTTAATTACCAAGTGCCTATTAGTTATCTGAAAAAAGATAGCTGATAGGCACTTTTTTGTTGCACGGAGGTGAAACAATACGGAGTTACACGGCAGACGAAAAATCTTTCTGAATGAAAGAGATATTACAGAAGAAAACATTATTGAAATAGTTCGGAGAGCGGTCGCAACTCACGAATTGAACCGAGAAGAAATTGAGTATCTCCACAACTATCTACGTGGTAAGCAACCAATTTTAAATCGTGTCAAAGAGGTTAGGCCTGAGATTAATAACAAGATTGTTGAAAACCATGCATTGGAAATAAACAATTTCAAAGTTGGTTTTATCTTTGGTGAGCCTGTTCAGTATGTTAAGCGTGGAAATTGCGAGCTTGATAATACAGGAAGCGATGCTCCATCAGATAATGGTGTGGCGGCTCTCAACGAGTATATGCAAGAGGACGATAAAGCTGCCAAGGACAGAGAGCTTGCTGAGTGGATAAATCAGTGTGGCGTGGGATATAGGCTGGTACTTCCCTCTGATGTGGACGAAGATGTTCCGTTTGAAACATATATACTTGACCCTAGAAACACGTTTGTTATCTACAGTAATGACTATAAACGCAAGCCTGTTATTGGTGTGACATACTCCAGCTACAGATTTGCAAATGCAGATATAACAAGCTACAGGTCATTTGACATTTACACCAATGAATGGTATTGGCGTATCGACTTCAAAAACGGCGAAGGCGTTGTGGCTAGATCACAGCCGAACAACATTGGATATATTCCAATTATCGAGTATGAAAATAATCCTGAACGTTTAGGCTCATTTGAGACAGTTATAACACTTTGCGATGCTATAAACAACATTGACAGTAATGACATTGACGGAATTGAGCAGATAATACAGGCGTTTACATGGTTTGACAACATAGATATCGACAAAAAGCAGCTGCAAGAGCTCAAAGAGCTTGGTGCAATAAAAACCCGTTCGCAAGAAGGGCGTCAAGCGTCAATAAAAAACATCGAAACAAAACTTGACATTTCACAGACTCAGGTAGCTAAAGATGACCTATATGACCGAATGCTTACTATTGCGAGTGTGCCTGATCGCCGAGCAAGTGCAGGTGGCAACACAGGTCAAGCTCTGATAATCGGTGAAGGCTGGGTAATGGCTGAAAGTGCTGCCAAAGCTTTTGAGTTGATGTTTGTAAAGCCTGAAAAGCAATTTTTAAGAGTTGTTCTGAAAATCTGCAAGAATACTCGAAATTGCAAGCAGGAAGTCAAAGATATTAAGCTTCACGATATTGATGTGAAGTTTACAAGAAACAAGACTGACAACCTGCTCACCAAGACACAAGGCCTGATGAATATGTTGCAGGCAGGCATTCACCCAAGAATAGCTATTTTGCACTGCGGATTGTTCTCTGACCCTGAACAGGTTTATCAGGACAGCAAGCCATACTTAGAAGCAGCAACAACACAGCAACAGCAAGATACGGGTAATTTTGCCGTAAATACCACTGTAGCTGATGAAATGCTCAAAGCTATAGGAGCTATGGGCAACAACGGCGGTGATAACAGTGGCAACGCTTAAATTTGATGAGCTTAACGTGTTGTGGTTTAACAAAATGGAGCTGCCAACCGCTGAAAAGCTGTTGCGAATAGAAATGGCGGCAGTGTTTGAGCGAGAACTCAATAAGATATTTTCCTCACAGCGTGAGCGTGCTGACAGCGACAAATATCTGCTATATGCAACAGTGTATGCAACGATAATGTCAAGCACATACATTGAGATCACAAACAATTATTTTTTAAAATATGTTCTGAACATAGCAAGCAATGTAAAGGGGCTATCGGAATATTCCCAAAAATGGATTGTTAAGCACTCGGAGCAGTTTGCAAAGGAAATTCAGCAGACAACTCAAAGGCTTATTGAAAGCGGGGATTATGACAACGCATTTTCGGTAAGCCGAGCTAGAACTATATCACGCACAGAAATCAATGCTCTGTGCGAATGTGCAACCTTAGAGGGATATTATCAAAGCGGTTACACAAAGAAGATGTGGGTATCGTTTAAGGACAACAAGGTCCGAGATACACACAAAGTCGCTGACGGACAAGTCAGGAGATTGTTTGAACCATTTGACATTGGCAACAGCCAGCTGATGTTTCCGCAAGATAGTTCGCTGGGAGCATCGGCAAAAGAAATCGTTAATTGCAGGTGTGTTATGCAACCTGTGAAATAAATTGTAGCTGTGCGTTAAACAGCAAACGTCAAGCCGAGCAACCGGCGTTAATAAGCGTAGACGTAGAAAAGGAGTGTTTTTTTATGACAAGAGAAGACGTAAAGGGTATTTTCCCAAACGCAACAGATGAGGAAATCACAGCATTTCTGAACAAACACAATGGTGAAGTCACAGCAGCCAAGTCCAGCGGTGTAAAAGCTGACGAGCTTGCGACACTCAGAGATAAGGCAAAGAAATATGATGACTATGAAGCCGAAAAGCTGACGGCTGAGCAGAAATTGAAAAAACTCACTGATGAAGCTGAGGCAGCTAAGATCACCAACCTTAAAATGTTGAATAAGACTAAAGCTGTTGCGGAGTTCGTAAACTGTGGCCTTAAAGAGGACGATTACAAGGGATTTATCGACAGCATTGTTTCAGACAATGAAGAAACTACAGTTAATTCTGCAAAGTCCATTGCTGCAATGCTCACATCTCAAAAGAAAGCCGTTGAAGATAAGCTTAAAGAAGACGGCCTAAAGAACACTCCAAAGCCTCAGGGAGCAGGCGGAAACGACGGACTTACATCTGCTGAAAAGATAGCCGAGAAATTGGCTACAGACAGAGCAACCATTGCTAAAACTGCGGCGGAAGGTCTAAAAAAATACATATAGGAGGTAATTAAATGGCTAATATGATGAAGTCTACAGCCGTAATTGCAGATAAGACAATTCTCGCAAACGGCGAATTTTTGGCAAGACCATATACAATCAAGGCAAGCGCTATCACAGCTGATAGCAACGGAAAGAAAATCGTAAAAGGTGGAACTCCATTTCCTGCAAACGATTCAACCGCTATCGGTCTTCTGCTTGACACAGTTGACGTAACCGACGGTGACAAGACAGTAGCACTTGTGTATGCAGGAACAGTTTCAACCGCTAAGCTGACAGCTAACGGCGTAACAGTACAGACAGCGGCTAAGACAGCACTGCCTAGAATTACATTTTTTGAATAAGGGAGGCAATACATAATGCAGAATTTTTCAGATGTTTTCACAGCTAAAGCATTTGCTATGTACTGGACAAAGTACCTTGAGCAGGCAAATACAGAAGGCTATCTGGGAACTTCCCTGTTCCCACCTGTAAAGAAAAAGGGTATCGATATAAAGTGGATTAAGGGTAGGTCAGGCCTGCCTGTAACACTCAGCCAGAGTGCGTTTGATACTGTAGCACCCGTCAGAGATAGAATTGGCGTAACTGCAATTCAGACAGAAATGCCATTCTTCCGTGACAGCTTTATCATCAAGGAAAGCGACAGGCAGGAGATCCTGAGAGCACAGGACAGCAATGATCCATATGTACAGCCTGTACTTGATAACATCTACAGCGATGCCAAGAACCTTACCAATGGTGCAAATGTTGTTCCAGAGAGAATGATCATGCAGCTTCTCTCACCGGCTGATGGTTCTCCTAAGATTGAGTTGTCAGACGGTGCAGAGGTAAGCTGTCTGTATGAGTATGACGTTGACGGCTCATTCAAGACAAACAATTTCAAGGCCCTCACAGGTACAGCTGCATGGACAGACCATAAGAATTCAAACCCTGTACAGGACATTCTTGATGCTCAGGAAGCTGTTTATAAGCTTACAGGAAACGTTCCTACAATCGCCCTGATGTCGAAGAAGACACTCAGAGACATCAGAGAGAATGAGAACGTCAAGGCATATATCGTTGCCAAAGCTCAGGCAGCAGGTGGGGTTGTTCTCATAACAGACAAGCTCGTAAAGGAGTACATCTCTGAGGAAACTGAGCTCACAGTTGTTGTAAACAACAAGTCATTTATTGACGAAAGTGGCACAGCAAAGAAATTTTATCCAGATGATATGGTAACACTTCTCCCCGCACAGCCACTCGGTTCAACAGTTTATGGCACAACACCTGAAGAGGCTGACCTCATGGCTGACGGCAAGGCAGATGTCGCTATCGTAAATACAGGCGTTGCAATTACAACAATCAAGCAGCAAAACCCTGTTAATATAAGAGTGCTTGCAAGCGAAATCGTCCTGCCATCATTTGAGGGCATGGATAACGTTTATGTTATCAACACAAATGCCAAAATCGGTGAACTTACAGTAAATTCTGTCGCTGGCACAAGTGCATCAGGCAAGACAAAGGTAACAGTATCACCATCTCTGTCAGCAGGCAACTCCTACAAGTATAAGACAGCATCAAGTGTAACTGTTCCTGAGTTTGGTGCAGAATGCAAGTCAGGCTACACTGCATGGGACGGAGTATCCGAGATCACCGCAACAACAGGTAATAAGATACTCATCGTTGAGGTAGATGCAAACAACAAGGCTGTAAAGGCTGGTTCAGCTACAGTAGCGTCTAAGGCATAAAAGGAGAGTGCAAAATGGATATGATTGAGCTGTTTAAGGCAAGCGTTCCTGAGGAAAATTCCGAGGAATTGATTATGCAGTATTTAGACACTGCTCAATCAATTATCCTTGCACATCGCTTCCCTTTCGGCACAGACCGCGCAGAGGTTGAGCCACAGTACAAAGGCTTACAGTTGAGAATTGCCATAGACCTATACAATAAACGTGGAGCTGAGGGCGAAAAGGCACACTCTGAAAACGGAGTAAGCCGTACATATGAAAGCTCGTGGGTATCTCAACAATTGCTTGACGAAATCGTTCCGAAAGCTGAGGTATTGTAATGAGAAACCTAATGCGAAACGTTACAAAAATAAGCTATAAGCTGTATTTAGGTGAACAAGATTTACTTGATGATGACGGCTATAGGACAGGCGAGAAAGGCATAAGTTACTCAGATTTTAGCGAGTGCTATATGTCGATATCAGGCAATAAAAGCGACAGTGAAATGTCACAGTTTGGTCGAAACCTGGACTATGATAGAACAATGTCAACCGCAGACATGAAGTGCGAAATTGATGAACACTCACTGCTGTGGATAGATATTGACGTCAATGGTCCTCACAATTTCATTGTAAAAAAACGCTCTGTTACGCCAAATCAAATACAGTTTGCCATAAAACAGGTGAATGTCAATGAGGAAGATAGCGTTTAATCTGTCAGAAGATAGCTTGACAAAAGCCGTTAAGCAAATGAAAGCATATAAAGCTGAGATACACAAAAAAGCTCAACTGCTTGTGGAGCGTCTTACTGATTATGGGCTAACGATATGCAGAGCAAAAGTCATTGAAATGGATATCCCTGATACAGGACATTTGCTCAGCCAGGTTGACGGCTACTATAGCCCATTGCTTAATGCTGGTTTCATTTTCTGTGACTGTGATTATGCAGTGTTCGTTGAATTTGGAACAGGTGTAAAAGGCGCGTCACAGCCGTATGCAGGACAAGCCATAAGCGAATGTGGCTATCAATATATGGGCGGAACACATTATATCACGACGCAAGACGGACGTATAGGCTGGTTTTATCCTGCCGATGACGGAACGTGGAAGTTTACACAAGGTATGCCAAGCAGGCCATTTATGTACGAAACAGGGTTGGAAATGCGAAATGCTCTCGACAACATTATTAAGGAGGTTTTTAAGTGATTGACATTGAAAACAAAGTGTTTGACACAGTGTCGAAAGCACTTGAAAAAGCCTTCAAAAATATATCTGTCAGCAGCATAAACACAGACAAGCCAGCAACATTTCCGTATGTTTCAATCGTGGAAACAAGTAACTCGGTTGATCCTGCGTACATAGACAGCGGCAGAATTGAGAACGCAAGCAACCTACTGTACACAGTAAATGTTTATAGCAACCTCGCCAAAGGCAAGAAAACGCAAGCCAAAAAAATCAGAAATCTTGTGTCAGACGAGTTCGATAAAATCGGCATGATGAGAACATTTTGCCAGCCTATTGAAAATCTATCTGACACATCAATATATCGTATCACAATGCGTTTCGAGTGCAAAGTTGATACGGACGAAATAATCTATAGGAGGTAATGAAGTTGGAGAAAGCAACAATTAATACCTATTTGTATGCAAAAAAGGCCGCTGAAAGCAAAGCTTCAAAGCTTTGTGACATTACATCATACCCAGACCTTTTCACTGCACCTGAAAAGCTGGACGTATCTGACCTGTCCAGCAGGCAGAAAAAATATGCCGAAGGTATGGTAGATGTTCCAGATTACACATTCGGCGCAAATTACACCAAAGCAGCGTATGATAAGCTCAAGGCAATGGAAGGCGACGATACAATCGTTTTTGAACTTCGCTTTGGCGCAACAGGTGAATATGGTGCGTGGACATGGACAGGCTCTATGTTTGTCAACATCAAAGGCGGCGAAGTCGGCGGCAAGAGAGAAATGGAAATCACTTCTTATCCGCAGAGCGATATCACTCCGACAACAGTTTCAGATACATAATTTTTTTGGGAGGATAAAACAATGGCAAAGACAATCAATTTCAATTACGAAGGTCAGCATTATATTCTTGAATTTTCCAGAAGAACAGTAAGACAAATGGAAAATAACGGCTTCACTCTGAATGATCTCTCAGACAAGCCAATGAACACTCTGAACGAGCTTTTTGCAGGTGCTTTCAAGAAAAATCACCGCAACGTAAAGCCCGAGCAGATTGACAAGATGCAGGCTCTTTTCGCTGATAAGGACAAGCTTATAGAGACTCTGTTCTCAATGTACAGCGAAACTATCGAGACACTGACAACGAATGACCCTGCTGAGGATAGGGAAAATTTGATAACCTGGAGCGTTGGAGAGTAGACAACGTTCCGAAAGAGCAAACATATACTCAAACATTTCTAAAAGCTTTGCCATTGTATTTATCCATAGGCATGACTGCCAAAGAGTTTTGGGAAGGTGACTGCTGTTTGGCAGTTGCCTTTCGCAAAGCTGATGAGATGACACAAAAAGCAAAGAGAGAAAAGGACAATTTCAATGCATGGCTAACGGGACTATATGTTCAAGAAGCCATAGCAAGTTGTTTTTCAAAAGACGGCAAATATCCCGATAAACCGCATGACATTTTCAAAGCCGACAAGGATCCTGAAAAAACGTATGATGACATCATGCGAGAAAATGCGGAGAAATTCAGGAAATTTGCAGAAGCATTTAATAAAGGAAGGGCGGCAAATAAGGGCAATTAAACAGACTTATTGCCACCCTTATTTTTTTATATAGGAGGTGAAAAGTATGGGATTAGACATCGATAAACTTAGTTTGAAAGTAGAAGCTTCGTCCGACAACGCTGAAAAAAAACTCGATAGGCTGATTGTTAGGCTCGAAACGCTTAAAAAGTCAGTGAGCAAACTTTCGGGGCTTGACAAACTTTCTGAAAAGCTCAACAAAATAGCGGCAAGTGCCAATGCTATATCAGGTGTGGATAAGCTTGCAAAGCTTGTTGAAAGCGTTTCAAAGCTGTCACAGATAAAGTCTCCAAATGTTACAAAGACCGTGAACAGCATTAAAAAGCTTTCTGAGGCGTGCAATGCAGTAAGTGGTATGAGTAATGTGAGTGTGCTTAAAGAGAATATAACGGCTATCACAGAGGCGTGTAAGCCAATGCAGGAAATGGGTAAGAACAATCTGTCACCATTCCTTAACAGTCTCAAAAAGATACCTGATATCACAAAGTCACTCGATACAGAGAAAATCAATGAGTTCGCAACGAGAATACGCCAGCTTACCACCGCTATAGAGCCGTTGACAACGCAGGTTTCAAAGGCGGAAAACGGACTTGTTGCACTTAATGGCATTATGAAGAGTTCAATTGCGAGAAACGGAAACCTTGCATCTGCAAATGCCGTAACTGTAAAATCCTATACCAGTTTGTCCTCAGTTTTTAAGGACGCAAGAATAAGAGCCGCCGCACTTTACGTCACAGTCAATAGGACTGTAGATGCACTCTCCGATTGCTTGCAATCGTCAAACGAGTATGTCGAAAACATCAACCTATTTACAGTAGCTATGGGCGATTATTCCGAAGAAGCATATAGGTATGCCGAAAAAGTAAATAATCTGCTTGGCATTGATATTTCTGAGTGGATACGCTTTCAGGGCGTGTTCAAACAGATAACAACAGGCTTTGGAGTTGCAGCTGAAAAGTCAAACATAATGTCCAAAAACCTGACACAGATAGGCTATGATATAGCGTCATTCTTCAACATCTCCATAGAGGACGCTATGCAGAAAGTTGAATCTGGTATCTCTGGAGAACTTGAACCGTTGCGTAGATTGGGTTATGCCCTTGACGCCGCAACACTTCAGCAGATAGCCTATGATAATGGTATTCAACAGAACATCAACACCATGACGCAAGCTCAGAAGTCGCAGCTAAGATACGTCGCTATTCTTCAGCAATCTACAAATGTTATGGGCGACATGGCAAGAACCATCGTCACGCCTGCAAACTCTATGAGAATTTTGCAGCAACAGTTTGAACAGTTAAAGAGAGCCATAGGAAACATTGTGAGCGTGTTTGCTGTGAAGATGATACCGTATGTGCAAGTGTTTGTAAGACTGCTCACAGACGCCGCTAACGCCATTGCAAAGTGGTTAGGCTTTGAGCTGCCAACGATAGATTATTCTGAGGTTGGCAAAGGTCTAAGCAGTGTAACAGAGAATGCAGATGATGCAACAGAGTCTGTCAAGGAAACAAAGAAAGCGTTGCTTGCACTTGCTAGCTTTGATGAGATAAATCAGCTCAATCTTGACAGGAACAACGGCAATGACAGCGGAGATACCACAGGCAACAAATATGATCTCGGCATTGATTTGCCTGAATATGACTTTCTTGCAGGACTTGACAAGCAGACGGACGCACTTTACAAAAAAGTCAAAGCTCAGCTGAAAGAACTCTACAACTGGCTCAAAAAGCACAAGGATATGATTAAAGTCATTGCAGGACTATTGGCAACAGTATGGGCAGTAAATAAAATTGCTAACCTGATTAACTGGGTGAAGAAGCTTAAAGGGGCGTTTGGAGCATTAAAAATTGTCAAAGATTGTACGAGTTGGCTATCAAAACTTAAAGCAGTTGGAGTAGGAGCAATTTCAGGTATTGTCGGCGGTTTTGCAGGATTTGATTTCTTCAAAAAACTTGCGAAAGGCACGTTGGATTGGAACAGCGCACTTGTTGATACAGGCATAGCTGTTGGAGCTATTGCAGCGGCATTTGCAATCGGAGGACCTATTGCAGGTGCAGTTGCTATAGTAGGAACGCTAACTGGTGCATTTATTGGTCTGTACAAAGGTGCAAGAGATGCCAAAATGGAAATAGTCGGACTTTCTGACAATGGCGGTACTAAAATATCTGAAATTGCGGAAGCATTTGGAGCTCAGTGTGACAAAATCATTGAAGCCAAAAAAGCTGTTTCTGAATATAAAGAAACAATCACAAGCAATCAAGACAAAATAGATCAAGCTGTTGGCAATTTGAACGATTTTGGAGACAGGCTAAGTGGGCTTAAAGGAAAGCTTACAGACACCGATAAAGAAAATATAACATCTGGGTTTGAAACAATAGCCACCGCTATCAAGGACAATATTGGTGCAGAAACACAAGGCATTATCGACAATTTTAAGTCCGCAATGGACGGATTACCTGATAATCTAAAAACAAACATACAAAGCAGTATCAGCGAGCTGAACGCTCTAAATTCTCAACTTTCAGGCAATGTTGACAAGGCACAACAATCCATAAACGATTATTATAATACTATATGGAATGGTGGCACGCCAACAGACGAGCAAACCGAGAATTTCAACAAAGCGACAAAATATTTTCTGTCAAAATCGGTTGAAACATCTGACGCATATAAGGAGTACAAGGAAAACTTATCAAAGATTGATTTATCCAAAATCGACTTTGAGGATTTTGATACGTTCAAAAGTTCTATTCAAGACGTTCAGAACAATGCAAATTCGGCAATAACTGCAATAAGTAACGCAAAAAAAGACTCTCTTGATTATATCGAAAGCCTATACCAAGAGACGATAGAACAACATGATCTCGGTTGGGTATCTGATGCACAACTTGCACTTGCAAAAGAAACATTTGAAAATGCAAAAAAGAACATCAACGATAGTGCAGATGAACAGACAAAATCAGTTAAGGACGGACTTGGAAAGATTTTAGGTCAGGCGCAGTCGCAATTAAACACAGCTATTGATGATCAAGCTCAGTTTTTTGCGCAGCAAGAAACTACGAATGTGTATGGCGATTATCTTCAGTGGACAGATGATGCTTGGAAGTATTTTAACGATAGCTATAGCAATAACATTAAGGAGCAAAAGAAAAATTTCAGTGATCAGCAAGATGTAATAAAGAAGGCTGCTAAAGATACAAAAGTAAACCTTGGCGAATATGTCAAGGCACTTAGCCCGTCAAACATTGACCTCAATCATGCTGACATAGGCGGTTGGGGCAAGGTAATTGCCGCCAAAAAAGGTGCAAAAACAGGCGATTGGACTGATTACGGAAAAGAAATGGCCGCACAGCTATCAAAGGGAATTGAATTGGGTACTGACGGCACTATTAAATCTGTAAAAGGAATGACCAGCAGTTTGCTCAATGAATTCACTTTGGGCGGTGAAAATTGTGTTGCAGGTTTTGCAAACGCTTTGTCCGACAAGGAAAAGAAAGTGTTCGCAGCTGCAAATGACCTCGGACTTAGCAGTTTGAAGTCATTAAAGCTTGCACTTGATGAGCATTCTCCGTCAAGAGAAACGTACCAAATCGGTGTCTTCTTCCTCCAAGGCTTCATGAACGGCATAAAATCACTGTCAACGTTTATGAACACTTACGTAGCAAATACAGCAAAATCAGCCGTTACAACATTTGATACAAAGTCCACGACAACCTCAATTGGTATCAAATTTATAGACCGCTTTAAAAACGGAATTGACCTGAGGAAAAATAGCCTCATCAACGATATAGTTGACATTTTCAACACAATTCTCGACAAGGCAGATAGTTTCCACGTCCAGTTCTTCAATTCGTTCAATAGTGCGGTACCTGCAATACAGATAGCCTCAAATGGCATTCTCGCCGCTATGGGGCAAGCTGTATCTATACCACAGATAAGCTATACAGCACCTGGATATCGTGTTCAGGGATATGCAAGAGGCGGTTATCCTGCGACAGGTCAGCTATTTGTTGCAAGAGAAAACGGTGCACCTGAAATGGTCGGTTCTATCGGCAGCAGGAACGCTGTTGCAAGTAACGATCAGATCACTGCGGCAATCAGTCAAGCGGTATATCAGGCAGTACGTGAAGCAAACAGAGATACTCAGAACAGCGGTAGCAGAAACACTGAAATGACAGTTAAAATCGTGCCCGACAAGAACAGCTTCGTAAAAGTTGCTGTTGACGGGATAAACGATACAACCAGACGGACAGGCAAGAGTCCGTTGCACTAAAGTGAGGTGGTGACACAATGCTAAAATTCGACGGCGTAGAAATGCCTGTACCTGCTGATTTGCAGGTACAGAACAACAAAATCTGGTCGGATAACACAGGACGTTCAGCAAACGGAAAGCTTGTTGGCGATATGGTGTGCATAAAGAAGAAGTTAATCATATCGTGGGTACACCTCACAGGTGAGCAAGTCGCATTGATAAATCAATACATTTCTAACGTAAGCAAGCCATTTTTTAGCGTGACGTTTACAGATGAAACATTTGTTGAGCAAACGTGCACCATGTATGCAGGCGACACAAAATATGATGTGCTAAAGTGGGTCTCACCGATGAAGTATCTGAAAAATGTTGCAGTAGACCTAATCGAATGCTAGGAGGCGGTAAAATTGTATACAGTACAGAATGAACCCATCTCTCAGCGTATCGAGAGCTATTGCCGTACTTGGCGGCTGTGGATAGAGAATGCAGAGGGCGTTATATCAGGTGACAGCATTATGTCAGCTGACAGCTCCATGCAGGCAACAAGCCTTTCCGATGACATCGAACTAGGTGCCGTGTGTTCGCAATCGTGGAACATGACCATAAGTGACACAGAAACAGCGTTTCTTGGCAAAGAGTATGACACATATCTGTATCTCGTAGACTACGAAACTAGCGGCATACTTGCAGGCGAAAAGATACCAATGGGACATTTCACCTGTGTTAAGTCGAAAAAGTCGGGCGGCAGTGTCCAGCTGACAATGGCGGACAGGCTGTATTTCTCGGACAAACCGTATGTACCTCACATACCTATCCCGAACTGGAATAGATCCGTTGAAGACGACATTTGCAGACAATTAGGATTGCAGAACGGCAATGACTACACAGAGGTGCGACTACTGCGTGACAAGAACGGCAGAAGGTTGATAGATAAGAACGGCAAGGTGCTGTACTCAAAGTATTTCTATTTCAAGGTCAGCTCCGTGCCAAAGGACGTGACCATGCGCCAAATGTTGTCCTATCTGGCTTCTGCTCAGGGCGAGTTTGGGTATGTTGACAGGTACGGAAAATACGTCCGAAAGTGGTACGGCAGACCGGTGAAAACGCTTGACAACAACACAATAGACCTGCCTACGCTGTCAGAAAGGCAGAACGCTATCGTGGGCATTATCTGCAAAGTCAGTGACGATGTAACGCTGTCGCTTGGCGTGACGGACACAACACAAGGGCGTGTGCTGGAATTTGAAAATCCATACATGACAGAGTCTTTGCTACAATCTCTGTGGCGCAGGATAGGTGGCTTTTCGTGGTATACTACCGAATTGTATCACAGATTAGGCGATCCACGTTTAGACATAGGTGACGTGGTGACCTACACCAACGGTGCAGACAGCTATGACATACCGATAACGAATTTAGGATTTACCTTTGACGGCGGACTGAGTGCTGATATTTCAGCGGTAGGTTTGTCGGTAGAAGAACAGCTTTAAGGGGGACGAGATAATGGCTGATGAAAATTTGACATTGGCGCAGGATATCACTGAGAACGATTATCCGATGCAACACGCCGGGGAGGAAATCGATGAGATACTGAACCGAGCCGGCAAGATACACTATGGCACTGTGGAATACAAGATGACGAAAGCGAATCCACTGATGCAGATACCGCTTGGACTGACCTTTGCACCTAAACAGGTAATAGCAACGCTACGGCAGACAGACACACCAACACCATATCAGAACTACTGCACCCACGTTTATGGGTCAGGAACGTCATACTATATGAGTGTCTGCATGGGAGCTAATAACGGGCCAACATTGGAAACCGTTCCAACAGGAACATACTATGTTGATTATATTGCAATAGAGTAAAGAGGGGTGATTAAATGACGATAACATTAAATGCAGATTATGACGTAACACTGAACACTGCATTGCTGGGCTATGTCGGTGAAACAAATGCCCGTCCTGTGTCGGTCGAGGGCATGGAGATAG